GATCCTACAGTATTTCCTTTTGGTCCAGTTCCTGGAGTAGCTGCCGAAGGAGGTAATCCTGGCATTGGTGGTCTTATTTTTGTCTGCGCTGGTGATTTTCCTGCCCATGGAGTTCTTTCATCTTCATTCAAATAAGCATCATACATATCTTCCCAGGTATACTCACTCAAATCATAACCTTCATCTAAGAGTGAGTTTACCCAGGACTCAACTTCTTCCCAGATTTGCTCTTCAGTAATTTGTTGGGGAGCATAAATTGCACTGTATGCTTCCATTAAATTAGCAATTTCACTGCCAGTAATTCTTGACATTTTTTTCTTTTTAGTTCTTTATAGTTTTATTTATAAAAAAAGAGGGTACGAAGACCCTCAGTTTACATCATCATTTTTCTTTCCAACCCATTCTTTTTCATAATCATAATCACCAAATAAAAAATCATCCATTTCTGCGGCATTTTTATATGCGTTTATAATATCCTGTTCCACCCATTCATCATAGTTGGAATCCTGTGAAAGAATCTTTGGTAACATCTTGCTTAATTCCTCCTACAATGTAACTTTCGACTTCTGTTTCCTGTGGAGCAACTTGAAGTCCCTTAGAGGAAATCCAGTGTTCGGTCCAAGGAAGTGGATTATTCTTTGCTGGAATATCATAAAGTGGGCGAAGACCAATCGCCCTCATGCGACGATTAGCAATCCACTCAACATATTGCTGAAGAAGTTTATCATTCAATCCAATCATCGAACCATCCTTGAACAGATACTCCGCCCAAAGTTTTTCCTGATTCACAGCATTTTCAAAGGTCTTGTAGAACCATTGCTCTTCTTCCTTAGAGATACGTGCCATATCGGGATCATCACCCTCCTTCCACTTGTTCAAGATGTTTTGAGTGATAACCAGATGCTGATTTTCATCTCTGGCAATCAGTGAGATTATTTTTGCACTTCCTTCCATAAGTTTGAGTTCGCCAAATGCAAAACTGCAAGCGAAACTGACATAAAAGCGAATACCTTCAAGAATATTAACGTTTGCAACTGCTCTGAAAAGTTTTCGTTTGAGTTCATACCTTTCTGCTTGTGCGTAAGGGACTGATTCTTGGGCGTGTTTCCAAAGTTCAGAAGTCCCATAATTTTGAGCACTATTGATAAAATCGTTGTATGCCTCAGTTACACTATAAGCACGTTCAAGAATACGATCATCTCTAAGAATAGTATCAAACACATCCGAAGGATCGGAATATACATTCTTGATGATATAGGTATAGGAGCGTGAGTGAATCATCTCCATAAACTCCCATACCTTCATACATGCTTCCAGTTCAGGAAGGGAGCAGTATGGGGCAAATGCCATTCCAGGTCCACGACCTTGGACGCTATCAAGCATGACTTGATATTTTAGATTAGAAGTAAAAATATGCTTTTGTTCGGGACGAAGAGACTGATAATCTCCACGATCTTTTTGTAAGGAAACTTCTTCAGGTCTCCAGAAGTATCCTAGTTGTTGAGTTGTAAGTTTATCGAAAATTGGATACTTGTAAGAATCATATCTTTGAATTCCAAGAGGTTGACCGAAAAACATAGGTTGTTTTTTAGTATCAACCTCTTCGGAATTAAAAACAGTCATCTGATTAATCACCTTTGCATCCTCTAAACCTGTTTTAAATTTTACAAGACTCACAATCTTCCTCCTCTGATTCTAGAATATCGGAAATTAAATTCTCAAGAGTCTGACGGGTTTCTTCAACCTCATCATTCTTCATGTCGTTTGTATTTTGATAGTAGCTGGTTTTCCAGCCGTACTTATATGTAGTCAATAGGTCCTGTGCCATTACTGAAGTAGGAACTTCATTATCTGGATAATTTTCTGGATTATAGGACCAGTTTCCAGAAATCGCTTGATCGAAGAACTTTTGCATAACTGCAACAATATGAATATACCCACGATTGCTAGGCATATCCCAAAGAAGCGTATAATTGTTCTTAAGTGTTTGATACTGAGGAACAATCTGCTTAAGTGGACCTTTCTTCGATTTCTTAACGGACAAGTATCCGCGAGGTGGTTCGATTCCATTGGTTGCGTTTGACACAACGGAACTGCTCTCCGATGGCATCTGTGCGGACAATGTTGAGTTCCGTACCCCATACTGCTTGACTTGTGCTCTAAGACTTTCCCAATCATACTTAAGTTCGTTAGGTACAATTTCGTCTACATCTTTTTTGTATGTATCAATTGGCAGAATTCCCTGACCGTACTTGGTACGATGAGAATATTCACAAGCACCTTTTTCTTTTGCAAGATTAACAGTTGCCTGAATCAAATAATACTGGAATGCCTCAGTCAGATCATGAACCAGTTTCCAGGCACCAGAATCATTATAATTCTCCCCATGCTTAGCGAGATAATGTGCCAGACCAATAAAACCTATCCCAAGCGAACGACGTGCCCTGGTGGCGATTTCTGCTGCTCTGACGGGGTATCCTTGAAAATCAATGAGTTCATCCAAACTGCGAACAGCAAGATCACAAAGAACCTCAAGATCCTCAAGATCCCTAATTTTACCAACATTGATAGCAGAAAGAATGCAAAGAGCAATTTCACCATCAGTATCATCAATATGTTGAAGTGGTTTAGTAGGAAGTGTGATCTCTTGACATAGATTACTCATCTCAACTTTATCAATAAATGATGAGTGAGAATTGCAATGGTCGATATTCATAATGTAAATACGACCAGTTTCGGCACGTTCCTTCAGGAGGTCCAGAAAGAGTTCTTGAGCTCCGATAGTCTTTCTAGGAATAGATTCATTTCGTTCTGCATCCACATAAAGATCGTCAAATCTATCAGTCCCAAAAGCATCATACAGACCAGGAACTGAGTGTGGAGAGAAAAGAGAGATTTCTTCGTTTTTGATAAATCGTTCATAGAACAGTTTGGAGATTTGGATACTGTAGTCTAACTTACGAACACGGTTATCTTCAGTTCCCTTGTTATTTTTTAATACTAGGATGTCTTCTATTTCTTGGTGCCAGATAGGAAAGTGGACTGTAGCAGAACCACCTCTGATGCCGTTTTGAGTGCAGCATCGTACAGTTGCTTCAAACTTTTTAAGGAAGGGGACAACGCCTGTGTGTTGTACCTCTCCGCCTCTGATTTTACTGTTGATACCACGGATTCTGCCTGCGTTGATACCGATACCCGCCCTTTGTGCAACATATCTGCCAATAGCCATATCGCTAGTAAAGATACTATCGAGGGTGTCATCAACATCAACAAGGACACAACTAGCATATTGTCGAAGTGGTGTTCGCACTCCCGCCATGATTGGCGTCGGAATGTTGATTTTGTGTTTTGAGATTGCGTCATAATACTTTTTAACGTAGTCTAGACGAGTTTCTTTGGGATACTTAGAAAAGATGGTTGCCGCAATCAAAAGGTACATAAACTGTGGCGTTTCATAAAGTGCGCCAGTACTTCTATCTTGTACTAGGTACTTATCAACAACTTGACGTAGACCTGCATAAGTAAAGAGATAATCACGGCTATGATCGATGAATGATTGGAGTTTCTCAAACTCTTCATCAGAATAGAGAGAAAGGATCTCTGAATCATATACACCCCTACCAACGGCACAAAGGACGTGCTGCTTGACTGTAGGGCATTCATACATACGACCAAATAACTGCTTACGGAGGGCAAACAGAAGCAGGCGAGCAGCGACGAATTGATAATTGGGATGGTCCAGATCAATCAGGTCAGAAGCAGAACGAATCAGAATCTCCTGAATCTCTGCAGTGGTGATACCATCATAAAATTGAATGCCAGATTGCATCTCCACCTGAGATGCCGATACTCCAGCAAGATCCCTACATGCTTCCTCAACCATAATGTGAAGTTTATTCAGATCCAGATTCTCAGTACTTCCAGATCTCTTTACTACCTTAGTCCCGTTACTCATACTTTCTTCCATTCGTTGAATTTAATTTTTGCTTCTAACCCTGAGTAGGTATTTAATTTTAACACATCCATAACGTTAAGTCCAGCTAAAACCATATCATTGATGTCCTTTTCTTTTATGCTAGAACTCCAAATGACGACTCTTTCTCCTCTATCAATGGTGCGGGAGATGCGGGAGACAATCTCTTTATTTCTTGGTTCGTTATCATAGATCCACACACGATTGTTAATCCCCCACTTATCAAGATCAGCATCAGCTCCGCACATAGCAATCGCATTTGAAATGAATGTTGAGTCAAATGGTCCTTCTGCAACATAAACCGTTTCCTCTCTGTTAATTTGATCAAGTCCATAAATTTTCGGTGAATTTTCATTCAACATCACAGTAATATATTTAACAGGGTTCGGCCCAAGTGCCCTACCCTGAAAACCTATCAAGTTAGAGTCTGCATCATACATTGGTATAATAATGCGACTCTCATCCCTACCTATAGTGCTAAATATGACTTTTTGAGTGTTAGTCCACTGTTTAAAATTGTTAGCGAAATAAAACTTTTCTGGGTTTAGTTTTCGCTTTTCCAAATATTCCCTAGCAATAGGAACCTCTGATGCTTTGGGTAAATCCAGTTTCTTTTTGAAAACTGGTTTAGCAAACTCAAACTTAGGTTCTTCAACTACAAAGTTTTTACCAGTATGTCCCTCCTTAAACTTCTCAAGCGTATATTGCTTATGAAGTGTGGGGTCTATCTCTTTGAGAAAATTATTAAACGATAAACTTGCCCCACAATTGTGACACTTAAAGTTTGTATTATTCTTTACTGGATATAAGTATCCTCTGGTCTTGTTCTTGTTCTTTTGAGAGTCTCCACAGATAGGGCAGCGAAAGTTGTAGAGATCCGCTTTTACCCTTTTGAATTTTTGAAGACGCGAAGATACGAGTCCAATGTACTTGGAATCAATCAAATCCATTATAAAAGGTTATTACTTCGTTCTCTCTATTCTACTGTTATCTTGATGAGGTGTCAAGAAAGGCATTATGGGGGGAGCAAATTTAATAAAAATGGCAATGACTGCTAAACCACCCAATACTTGCCATCTAAACTTTGAAATACTTTCTACTTTTCCTTCTACTTTTTCTATTCTTTCTCCAAGTTTTTCACTTATTTCATCATGTTGTTCCTTTGAAGATTTTTTAATATCTTCAATCATCGATACAATCAAATTATCAGTTCTATTACACTGCTCTATCTTCTCATTATGAACAGCTAACATTTGACTGATATTTTGACTCGTTTCACCAATCTTTTGAATTGCTGTATCAATTCTTTCCATCATCTGTTCATAAACATTAATGCGTTCTTCGAGCAGTGCTATTTTTGTTTCGGTAGATGATGATGGGAACATTGTTCTAGTTATGGTTGTGGTTTTTTCCAGCGTGTTCTAGCACCAGCATATTTTCCTTTACCAAGTATTTCTTTTCTTCTTGTCATTCCCATAACTGGATCATAACCAGCAGTAGGTCCTGGATTAAATCCCTGGGCGCTACCACCAAATCCTGCTTTACCTGTTGTACTTGCAGTATTCATTGTTGGTCCAGAAGAAATAGCACCATCTTCATTAAGAGTTCTAACTATTGCGATAATTTTATTGATATCCATTAGATTGACTGCAATATATTGAGACAATTTTGATCTGGTTTTATAAAATGAACTTGGGTTCTTGGATACTCAGGAATTCTATGCAAAAATAACAAAAAACTTTTTATAGAAGGCCAAAGATCTTTTTCTAAATTATAAAACAATAAAGGAACAGCAGCATCATCAAAAACATTGAATAGGACAGTAAGGTGATTAAGAATCAAATGAGTCTTAAGCACCCCAGTATTTTTATATCTTTTCAACAATCTCTTCACATATTTAATTCTTTTCAAATCATCCTCAAAATCTTCTCTAGTAAGAGCCTGAGGATTATCGTAGAATTTTATAGCAAATAACAAATAATTGTTTTCATTCAACTCATCAAATCTCATATTAAATCATATTATGCTTTTACTGTTAAACCTGTAGTACCTAATCCAACGTTAGCGATTCCGAGGGAGTTAACTCCACCACCTGCTCCGCCAATTCCACGAATAATATCAGAAGTGAATGATGATGTAACACCTACACCATGAGTAGAATCGGTAACGAAACCAACAAATCCTCTAGTCATATCAATTTTTAAAACCGTACCAATACCCGAGGATCCTGGTCCACCAGCACCAAATCTTGGGGCAGTAAATGCGAATGCAATTCTGTTGGTAATCTGTCCGTTATAGCTTGTATTCTTAACTAATGATCCAGCAATTGAATTAGGTGTATTTGCAAAATAATTGAAAACTGTAGATCCATTAGCGAATGATGCTGCAGTTGCAACAAAGTTTGTTGAAATTGTCCCACTTACAGCATTATATCCATTAACAGCAATTGTTGCACCAGCACTACAGAATACAAGTTCGTTGAATACAAGGTGAACGTATCCCGTTGCTCCAGTTGAAATACCTACAGTTCCAAGTCCGATTGGACTTGTTCTACCTGGTTCTTCAAAGAAAACTGCAACTGGTTGTGCCAGTCCCAATCCATTTCTTGCACCTAAAACATCGGTAGCACCACCTGTTGAAAGTCCAGCTACAGGAACAATTACTTCATCATAATAACTTGTTGAAAGACCAGATTGTTCGATACTACCATATCTTCTATAAATCCAACCTCTAGGATCAGCAAATCCATTATGAGGAGTACTGTTCCTGTCAGCATTACTAAAATGCTTTGGGATATTATATCCGTTCGCTGCAGTTTCAGTGGTTGTGGAAATGCCCCAAAGTGACATGTTTTTTACCTATAATTCTTTTTCTATTGATATTTATAAAAAAAGGAGACCTTTAGTTTTTGGTCTCCTTTATTATTTAAAAATTAAATCTCAGGGAGTGAGATCTTGAGCGCCCTTCTTTTTCAGTGCTGCTTGAGCCTGAATAAGAATGAGTGAAAGAATACCGTTTGATTTTACCTTTGGGTTTGCTCCAAGTGCTTCCGAAACTGCAAAAAGAACAGTTGCGATAAGTGCTTGGTTAGCAAGTGCCCATGCGATTAAAGCGGACATAATAACCTCGTGTGAAGAGTATCCTGTCTTATTTAGGAATCAGTACTTCCAATTACCACCTCTATCCCTTGGAGTTCCGAATCTTGGATCATCCTCCATTCTTCTTCTTCTTGGGCGAGGTCTATATTTTGGAGCAACTGCACGATTATGTGCTTCAATTTCACGTCTTTTTTGTGGTGTTGTTTCATCATCATCATCTCCATACTCCCTTTCGGAAATAACGTTGCCATCTAGTTCAAAATGGTTATACATTTTTTGAACGGCATCAATTGCATCTGCATTTTGTTGCATTCTACCTAGCAACCCACCTTCTGTTGGTTTCTTTCCAGATAATGCTGCTGCCTGTCTTTTTTTATCAGAAGATGCTCTAGTAGCATCAGATGCTAATGGGTTTTTAATTCCCAATCTTGCTGGTCCAATATAACCATCACCTGCTTCTTCAGTTGCAACCATTATAATGGGATTTTTTACACCCATTGCTCTTAACTTATTTCTAATAAGATCTTTAGCTGTAGGAATTGAACGTGGATCTACTTCCTGCTTATCTTTCTTTTTAGTATCAGTTTCACATCCACATTCAGATTCTTCTTTTACTGATCTTTCTGCTCCTAATTTAGCAGCGATTGCCATTTGCTGGCGCTTCTTTTTCGACTTCCCTTTAAATTGTGGAGCATCAGAAGTTTGGAAATCGTTGATCACATTTCCCATATCTGCAGTCGCAAGATTCATTTTTTCATCAAGTTCAACAGCAGAAATGAATTTTCTTAAAGCAACAGATTCTTTATTTACTCTACGAACTCTTGGGTCATTCATATTTGGATCAGGAGGAGCAATCTTAACTACACCAGAAGCATAGTTATCAACACCTTTTCCTGTAATTTTTTTGTCATTAGAATCCTTGGTTACTTCACCAAGAAATTCTTCTTTTTGAGTCGTAATTGCTTTACCAATTGCTTTACGACGATTCTTTAGATATTTGTCAGTCTTGGTATTCGATTTCCCATCATTGTCAATATCATCATCCTCTTGACCTACAGGATCTAATGATTCCATTCGGGCCTTCATCGCCTGACCGATCTTTTTACGGCGATTTAAAAGATACTTATCATTTGGATCATTTTTCTTACCATCATTATCAACATCAGAATCTTCTTTTCCTACAGCATCAAGACCTTTACCAGATGCTACTGCTGCAGTTTGCTCACCTTTCTTTCTTTCTCCTTCATATGGTTTACCATATTCTGGAGCCATTTTATCAAGCATCTCAACTGAACTAATATTAGGATTTGCTCTCAACTTATTAATCTTCTCACGTGTGGCATATCTATAATAAGTTTTTTTAGTATTCTTATCGGTAACTCTTACGTGATACTTTCTTTCTGGAATTGCTTTTAATTCTTCAAGATATTCATCTCTAGTATCAATACTGGAAGTTGTTTTTTCACCAAGAACAAAAACACGATAAAGTGATTCTGCAAGAGTGTCCGAAATCAATTCATCGATTTCATAGTCTTCAGCAATTTTTGACTTGACGGCAGATTTCTCCATAGGAGAAAGATTGCTATTTTGCATATACTGGGAAAATGCCTGTCCTAAAGTAATATCTTCTCTTCTTGCTCTATAACGAATGTCGTAAACTGCCTGACGAATTCTTTTTTGGGATTTTACCTTTGGATCTGCAGAGCTTTCTCCACGATCTCCCCCCTCATCTTTTTTATCAGGAGCAGATTGTGCTGCTGCAGCAGCAGGAGTACCTTTACGGGATGGAAGTTCCTCAAAAATATTTTTACTCATTGGAAGACTAATTTACTTACTTTTTCCTATACTTATTTATGAAATCAATTCCGTAAGGTTTTGCACCTGGATTTAAATTTTCAACACCAACTCCAATTGAACCAGGAGTTTTACTCGCAACATTTTTAAAATAACCTTTAGTACCAACTAACATATTAGGATGTTGCTTATCTCGCATTCTTTGGTCCATTTTGACTTCTGTATATTCCATCACATCTTTAATCCAAGATTTAAACATAATATTATCTTCTGTCACACAAATAAGATAATTAGTTCCTCTACGAATAATACGCCCAATAAGTCCAGTATTTAAATTTTCAACAAATTCACCAATTCGATAAATGTTTTCAACAAGATAATTCTCCCTAAGAGTTTGCCAATCAAACTTAGGAGCAATCTCCCAAACATTCCAACCTTCTTTGATATTCATCCCAACTCTAACATTATAAAATAAATCCAATGCATCTTTACGACTCATTGTGGAAGGAAGACCTTTGCGAAACGCTTGGAAGTCTCCTTCAGCTGCTGCCAATCTTAAACGAGAAGCAGACATTCCCTCAACACCTTCTGCATCAGGATCTCTGTCTCCAGCAGACATTACTTCAATATTATCAAACTGATAGAGAGAACCATTATAATTTCCAGCAAGTTTTTCAAATTCCTTAACTCTATCTGCACCACCAACAATTCTTACATTCGTATATCCATCATTGTGTGCTTTCTTGAGAACATCAAAGATAGTTCTATTAGCAGGATCATTTACAATTTTCTCACTATATTGAGGGAACATCTTCCTCATATAAGAGATTTTAGTATCAGCATCTAAAGGATTTTTTTTCTTGTCTTGACTACGAGAAGGAACAATCATATAGTCTTCATCACCTGCGGCAGATGCAACAGTATTAATTAATTGCTCGTGACCGATTGTTGGTGGGTTAAAGCGCCCAAAAGCAATCGTAAGAGTTCCCTTTGTTTTAGGAACATCTGGTGGAGTTACAACTGGAGGTTGTTCTGCGGGAGCAACTTGTTGGGCGGCAGGATCTACTACTTGCTGTTGATTTGGATCTACTGCTGGTTGTTGAGTGGTAGATGGATCTTGGAAATTAGGATCAGAAACATTTTTCTCCAACTCACTTTGAGCAGGATCTTTTCCAGGAGAAGATTGTCTCTTATTATAAAACTTAAGAGTTCCCTTTACGGTTTTTGCTACAAATTCTCCATTCTTATCGTACCATCCACCGTGCCCATCACCCCTCAACCCAAGGCGTTGGGCCTGTTGGACGGCAAGACTTGCTGCCGCTTCATTTAAAAACTGAAAAAAACTTTTCATCCCTTATCCCAATTCTTTGCGATTGTAAAGTTTGCCTTACTAAATTCCAAACGATCAACAAGCTTAAGTGCTGCTCCATCCCTAATTGCAACAAACCCTTCGGGGGCAGTTACTTTATACCCATCATCAGTTTGCAAAAACGTTCCAAAAGTTTTAACTTTTGCCAATTGATTAACAACCAATGCTTTAGCAGCCTGAAGATTCATATAAGAAGCAACAGTCATATAAATTGCATTCTCATTTGTTTTAATAAAAGCAAGACCCTCTTTTTTCATTTGTAAATATTTATCTTGCGCAGCTTTTGTCTTTTTAGACATCACTTCTTTATCCAAAAGTTGAATATAATAACCCGCAAAATTACGTGCAACATCACGAGAGTTAGTAAGACCCTGTCCGCTCTTAATATAAGTGTTAAAATACTGTTTAAAAAGAGTTGCCATTAAAAATTTTGAACTACCAGTTGAACTCAAAACATTTAAAAAAGTAGATGCTTGCCGCAAAGATCCTTCGGCACGATTAACTGCTGCAGTATATGCACGTAGTTGTTCCGCAGTGAAAGAAGCAGCTCCCGTTGCATCCGTAAAAGATGCAGTTGCAACATAAACATCGGAACTAGGGGTAAGAGTACTAATATCTACACCAAAAGATGCAGACATTTCAGCAATGGAAGGACCATTATAACGAGTATGAAACACGATTCCCATCTTTGCAGCAGCAACTCTTTTACCAAATTCACCTTCAGAAGGAACAGCATATGTGATGGTATTGGGGCGAAAAGCAATTACACTTTCACCATTAATAATTCTAGACTGTTTATCATTGGTAAAAAGAAGATCTCCCTGAAGAACTCCCCTAATATTAATATTTGAAAGGTATTGAAGACAGGTTTTTAACTTAGCAGCAAGTTGTCCTTCTTCACCATAGAATTTAGTAATATCAGCAACAGTATAACAAAGTTTTGGTTCAGTCTTTGCAAAAACCGACTTAGTACCTACAAAGAATTTACCGTTCTCAGGATTGATACCACAAACAATTGCAGGAGCACCGTCCCACTTTGTAGTAATTGCAACTGAAGATGCTTGATGTGAAAGAAACTTCCCAAGTTCGCGGAGAAATGCAATCGCATTCATTCCACCTGCCGAACCATTGTTCAGGATGTCGTCTTCTAAATGTTCGAGGTGTGTGTTCTTTGCCATATATGTATTATATACCAATAAGGGGTTGGTGGATGCGTGAGTGGACGGTTTTACAACTGGAACCCCAGTTTATCTGATTTTGATGCATACCCATTTTTAGATCTCAATTTTACCAATCCAATTGAAGAAGATCCTGCTGCCTTTAATCCTTCAAATGTAGGTTGTTTTGTATTTCTATCAATTGATAATTTGACAAAAACAATCTCTTCTGAAAGGGTGTCTTTAATCATGTTCGTAAATCTACCAGAATTTGCCCTAGAATACTCAACTATTTTTTTCTCACAAACATAAGATAACTGCATTGCTGTTGGCTTTTGATTTTTTGGTAAAACGCTCAATCGAGCATCACCTTTAATCAATAAAGCAAATGGTGCAGTATTATTAATTGTACCATTACCAGATGATATTGCCAAAGCAGCTGCTTGGTCGCTAATACTGCCTAATAACATTGCTCCAACAAATGGACCATTCATCATAGTATTATTATTAATAGCATCCAAAATTTTAAATTCTACAGTATTCTGATACTTCTTTAAAAGAAATTCACTTTCTTTAATTTTCTTAACTATGATATCAACTTTAAGTGGGTTTGATGTTCCCGTTGCTTTTGCAGAAACAGGAATTCGTTTACCATCACTTCTTATTAGATAATAGTCCAATAATGGTT